AGTATGAATGAAGAGCAATACATTCTTCATTTTGTTTCTGATGAATTTATTCTGTCCCAACAAATAAAAATACGTCAATCATTTAAAGACACATATTCTAAAATTGTTTTAGACATAGCATCTAATTACCTATCGATGTCTCAAGCAAGTTTTGGAATTTTAGAAAATACGATTGGTAACAGAATACTCTTAGTACCAAATAGAACTCCTTTCGAGGCTATTGATTTGTGTTGTAGAAGAGCCATAAATTATAGAGGATCACCCACTTTTATATTTTTTGAAAATAGAGAAGGTTACAATTTCGTAACTTTATCTACTATGCTTGCAAGACCTGAAAAATTCTTTATTAATTTTCAGCCAAAAAATTTATCAGATGATCGATATGAATTGATGGGTGCTAGAGACTATGATATTATTTCACAATTTGATTTGAACAAAAATATAACATCAGGTCTTTATGCTGGAACTTATTTGGGATTTGATGTCACGAATAGAGCGATAGTTAAAAAATACGTAGATTTTAATTCAACTTATTCATTAAGCGAACATGCAAATAAAACTCCTCATGTGGGAATAATAAAAAATAGGGCAGGATTTGAAAATACGAAAATGTTTGATTCGAGAGTTGTATTTTATCCAACATCTGTTTTAAGTTCTAAGAGTGATTACGTTAGGGAGAATGATCCTTTTTCAATTGATGTTGAAGATGACAATTACAATTATCTGATACAAAGAGAAGCACTATATAGAAACTTAGTGTCAAGAAGAATTAGAGTCACTATGCCTGGCAATTTTGATTTGTCTTCTGGTTTAACTGCAAATCTTTTGATTCCTAAAAGAAGTGAAAAATCTCAGGATGAATCTACCGAAGATTTATCATTAAGTGGCAAATATTTAATCATTGCAACAAGGCATATTATAAGTTATCAGAAACATGAAACCATAATTGAAGTTGCTACAGATTCAAATAATAGAGATTCTATGTACTTAAATACACAAGCGCAAACTGCTGCTTTAGAGGTATATTCTTAATGTATAACGCACAAAATTTAGATCCTAGTTTTTCTGGTCTTAATTGGTTCACATGGTTTGTTGGTGTTGTAGTTGATATTGATGATCCACTGAAACTAGGAAGAATGAAAGTTAGATGTTTCGGTTTTCATTCATTGGATCCTACCGTGATGCCAAAAGATCATTTACCTTGGGCAGAACCTATTCTTCCTGTTAATCAAAGACAATCAAGTCTAGATGTGAATCATGGTGATTGGGTTGTTGGCTTTTTTATGGATGGAAGATATGCACAAAAGCCTGTAATTTACGGAGTATTTAATGGTCTAAAAAACGGTAATGGTACCGACGAATTAACTCCTCAACAGTTAGAAAAACTTCCTCAATATGCACAGAATATTATTTTGAGTGAAGAAAGTAAACCTACAGGACCCAGATTAGCCTATACAGTAGTTGGAAGTACCATTTCATTAAATAATAAGAGAAGAGAACACGTTTGTGATGTTTCTTTGCCTATGAGGAGGGCTGCTGAGTGGGTTCGTTTGAAGTTTAGTGAATTCATGAAAATTATTCGCGAGGGAATACGCGCTGCATTGAAAGCATTAGGATTTAGCCCAGACGGAACTTCAGCTAGATTGAAAGAGATAGCACAGGCTGTAACGAGGGAAGCAAAACAAATACAAAAGTTTCTTAAACAGGTAAATAGTGCGATTGAAATTTTCAATGCTTATGTTGCACAAGTTAATCAAATGATTGAATGGATACTTTCTCTACCCGAAAAACTGTTAGCACTTCTAGTAGGTTGCTTAGAAAACTTGAGACGTTCTTTAGCGATAGGATTTTCTGAGTTGTTTTCAACTCAAGGTTCTTCTTCCGATTTATCTGCATTTACTGAAGCAGCCAAAGAGATTCAAAACACATTAGGTGCTGCTGTGCAAACTGCTAGCAACGCCGCTGCTGCGGCTGCAAATGCTGCTGCAACAGCACAAACTGTATCATCAGTAACTTCTAGGACATTTAAGATATAAAAAATGGCTACTAAACCAGAAAAAGATTATTCTTGGACAGAACCGGAGTCTGAGGTTAATGATGCTAATCCTCCAGATTATCCTTATAGTCATGTGACAGTTACGAAATCTGGGCATTCATTTGAAATGGATGACTCTAAAAATCGTGAAAGAATACGCTTGCAACATGGTGGTGCAAAAACTGGTGGTGTAGGTACATTTTTTGAAATGCAGTCCAATGGGGATATGATAACAAAAGTTGTAGGTGATAATTATGAAATCGTCGCAGGAAAAAATAATGTTCTCATAAAAGGCGTCTGCAACATAACTATCGAAGGTGATTCGGTCGTTCATGTGAAAGGTGATAAGTATGAGAGAGTTGATGGTAATTATTACAGAGAGGTGCGAGGAGATTTTATACAAACCGTAGTGGGAGAATCTACGTTCCAATCTTTAGGTGATACTTCTATAAATTCTGGAGATCCAAATTCAATTCTTCCAAATGGCGTCATAAATTTGAGAGCAGGCGATATTACATACGTCGATAGTGATTTATTGGTTGCCGGATCAGCTACAGCCGATATGCTTACTGCGATAACAAAAGTCAATGGTGGTACACAAGTGACTGCTGGACCTTTAGGATTTGTATCTGAGTCTGGTGGGTTAGCTCTTGGATTACCCGTAGCAACACCTTTAACAGTTGATGCAGCCACCGCAGTTAAATCTCCTTTGATTATAGGAACAGTTGTTAGAGATGCTACAGGAACAATGACAACAATGAGATTGCAATATAATTTACATACGCACATTGCACCTAAAGGCAAAACTTCAACACCACTTAAAAAGATGATTTGAGAAAATAAATGGCAACGGCTAATGTACTTTATGGTAGACTAGGTTTCGATTTCGACACCACGAAATTCGGTGATGCAATCAATCTGAGTGATGGAACAAAAGAATTTTTAAATACGCAACCTATAGTTTTGTCTGATTGGCAAATATCAGATTTAGCTAATTCTAATGTTGCAACTTCTACAAATTACTATAGAAATCCTGTTCTAAATGTTTCAAATGCATTAAAACAAAGTGTACAGAATCTAAGCAATGTTATTCTAACGATAGAATTTTATGATGATGTACAAGCAATTTCACCTGCAAGTAATGTTGTTTCTCTTAGTGCGAATCTGATTCTAGAAATAGATCAATTCATTTCACACACCAATAACGTTTCTGGTGTAAATGTCAGTTCTCCGACTGCAATTGAAAATACCGAAATTGTTTTGGAGTATCCTGATTATGAAAAAGTAATTGATTTGGGTCGCAATTTAGTTATGTTATTAAAAGCAACTGATGACAGAGAAGACGCTTCTCCAGTTTTAGCATCGATGACGAGCATATTCATCGAGTCTGATATTGCAAACACGAACACATTGGTTGTTTCTGATTTTAATTCTATCAATAATAGCACGAGACTTGTTGCCAGTAATGTATACTCAAATATTTCTGCCACAACAGTAAATGCTGTTTTTTCACGCATTCAAACAGCAAACACTTTGATAGGTGGAAGAAGAGAGCATGACTGGAATTTTTACAGAGAAGGATTGTCATTATTGAATGATTATGACAAGGTTTCTAAACTGGAAGATGTTGGAACAACACAAGATTATTTGATTAAAAATTATATCGGTACTGAATCTTACATAAACAAACTTTCGGCAAATAACTAATAAATAAGACATGGCAACGATAGTCGCACAAACAACTAGAAAATATAAAGACTTAGACTTGTCTTTTACCGCACATCCTATAAAAAAGGATGTGAATAAGCATGTTGATGACTTAGCGGTCATTAATTCAGTTAAAAATTTAATTTTAACTAATCATTATGAGAGACTTTTTAGACCTGAAATCGGCTCGAATGTTTCAAAGATGTTATTCGAACCAATGGACACAATATCCACTAATTTGTTACAGAGAGAAATAACACAAGTATTAACAAATTATGAGCCTAGAATACAGTTAAGGGAAGTAGCAGTCTCACCGGACTATGAAAATAACGGATATAATATAGGAATGACATTTCTTATTAATAACTCTTCCGAGCCTATAGTAATACAATTTTTTCTAAACAGAGAAAGATAAAATGACTGATCGTTTAATTGTCACAGATTTAGATTTCGATACAATCAAAACAAATTTAAGAAACTTCTTAAAGCAGCAATCTGAGTTTCAGGACTATGACTTTGAAGGGTCAGGATTAAATATTCTTCTTGATGTTTTGGCATATAATACACATTACAATGCCTATTACTTGAATATGATTGCCAACGAATCTTTTATGGACACCGCTGTTCTAAGAAATTCGGTTGTTTCACACGCTAAAAGAGTTGGTTATGTTCCTCGTTCAACGACTGCACCTAGAGCGGTAATTAATGTTACGGTTCAAACAGACAATTCTATTCCAGGGTCTTTAACTATTCCAAAAGGATATGTCTTTCTATCATCA